GGTCGAGTTGTGATAACGCTACCCCCTCAAGTACGTCACCGACTGCTTGATGAAACTCTGCTAGTATTTCGTCTCTCGGCCCATTCGTTGCAACGCTGACGATGTACAACGCACGTATGATGCTTGCACGCTGTGTGACTAAATCACTAATGGAGCGTACAATACTGCTACGTTTGCTTATCGTCATGTTCGAAAGGCTCTGATCCGTGTGTTGGACATAAAACAACATGTCCATGTTTTTGTAACCGTGCCCCACATAGCGGGCATACGTCAAGATCTGTTTCGCCGTATTTTCTGTTTAAACTAGGTGTCTCATCCACGCCGTACTTCTGCATATAGCCTCCTGAGCTAGAGTTGCAGAAGTGTATACTCTTTTACCGTATTAAGGGCGCCTTTTATATATAACGCCTTACGACATGAACAAGTTCAATCGTTACTTTTTTCTTCAAAGTAAGCGGTGTGTTCTGCGGTCGTGCGTGCGATACCTGCGCGTTTAACGGCAGCTTGTACGTCACCGCCGAGTTCTGCGTAGGCCCGCAAGAGATTCGCTACAAAGGGTTCGGCTCCCTTTACATCAATCACAACGGTGGCCAGCGGGAACTTACCGGAGAACTCCGAAAAGTCCAACTGAATACCCTTGTCCATCGGCACAACTGCGTTATTTGTTGTGCGATATGCAACCACATTGCAACGCCCGTTAGGGTGGTTGAGCCCCGGCGACTGTTTGAAAATCATGACCGCTGCGTAGACTTCATCGTCGCGCATCGGAATGGGCCGGGCCATTCCCTCGCGTACTTCGATAGGCAGGCGTGATAGGTTGGGCTGTCCGCCCGAGTTGTCCCAATAGTTGTCAGCCACTCAGCGCCTCCGTCCGCGGCAATCGCTCCAGTAGGGGCACCATTTAGACGTGCACCACCAATTTTCAGGATTGGTCTTTCTGAAGCGACCCGACGCAATGTCCTGTGCAACCTGCGATACTACATCAAGTGCATGCAGAACTTCATTCTTTGTACGCACCGACTCCGTTCGAATAAAACGCACAGGCAGGGTCTTTGTTGGCTTGACTAGTTGGTCTAGACGCACTAGGGGTTTTCCCGTAACGTGCGCGTAGAGACTCAGCTGCAAGCTGTTGTCGGTGTCAGCCTGTGACGAGGCCTTCTTTTTTGTCTTCAGGTCAGCAATCGCATTACGTTCTTCTAGATCGATTACTCCGAGAAACGGAATGACCAAGCTTTCTTCTGTAATGATGTTGACGCGGACAACACGTTCTGCTGCTATGGGCTGTACCGCAGGCACGGGTTTGCCCGAAGCGTCACAGGCATTACCTAGGGCAACCTTGTGATATTTTTTAGTGAGACGGACGCCGATGTCCTTATCGTTCGCATCCTTTTCATCAGCGTCGTCCTCGTTATGTTCGCTGACTGCGGTTTTGATCTCGTCATCATATAAATCGGAATATGTCTGAAGCATCTCAGCTTCGCCAATAGGCTCATTCTGAATCATGCTCAGATGCAACTTCTCAGCTGCTTTATGTACACCGCGACCCTGTACTTGAAATACGTTCGACGGCACTTGCCGGCCCATAACGTAGCGGTAGTAATAGGCTTCTCCGCATTTCATGTATTGCGTAACTTGTGACACCGACAGATAGCCTTTCGGCAGCCTGTCTTTGAATTGTTCATCTTCTGCGACAGCAGGGATCTTAATCAATTCTTCATTGTCGATACTATCAAGCATCAAGTTCTCCGGCGTTCTTGTTCAATGCGTTTACTTGCGTTGATGAGATCTGCAAATTCATTCTTTGTATTGGCTATACCGACCACCCGCCCACGCGGCGAAGGGTCTGTTAAATCATTGAGTGACAACATAGGCTCGGCAGCCTCAGCCACGTCGTCTGGTTCACCCGCATCATCAACAGCGTCTTCGACTAGATTCTGCGGTGGCGCCACTGTGCTCAGTTGCGGTATCGGCGGGTCCATTACCATAATCTCAGCTTGGACTTTCAACCCGTCAATGTAAGCGTCTTTAAACTTGGCACACACCTCGTCAAGATTCTTGACTGCAAAACCATTGCCCCGGAAATAACTCGTAAGCATTTCCCTGAGATCACTCTCTTCGAATTCTAATGTAACTTTCATGGTATTAACTCCACAGTAGCTTTTTGCCGCATCATCTCACGGTCGTATTTACACTCCGCGTCGTACAGTTTAATTTTATATTTCGAGCAACGTATATGATAATCGGGGCACGTCGCGCATACAGACTTCGAGGTTACGAGTTGACTGAAGTCTATCTTTTGATCTAGCGCTGCCGCTTTAGATACGTCTAATGTGTTTCGGCCCAGTAGGCGATACACCGTAACCTTTTTGGTTTGACCAATACGATAATTACGATCTAGCGATTGTAAGTACTGATCTAAACTCCAAGGCAGATTGTAATAAATTGTGTAGTTTGCAGCATTGAGCGTTACACCAACCCCTGTAGCTACTTGACCGAGATACACCCTACAATCAGGAGCGTTGTTAAAGGTAGTCATCGCGTGCGTGAGTTGCTCGCGTGTAAACCCGCCCTGCACGCGGACGTACTGACTTCCTAGTTCCTTTATCGCAGCTTCGAGCGCATCCAATTCAGGCATGAATTTAGCCCAAATAATCACTTTGTTAGCGGGATCTTCTAGAATAGCTTCGAGTAATCCTACACAACGTTCAAGCCGTGAATTATCGGCATACGTCATAACGACGGACGCGGGTTCACGCTGGCTCACGGTGCATTTAGGCGTGTAAGGCAATATATCGTCTGCGCTACATTTCGCAGCATTAGGGCAGCCAACACAGAGTAATGGGTTTTTAGTAGCTTGATAAACAAAGCTACTTGCTAGCTGGTCTAGCTTATTCAGCTTAACGATGAGCTCTGTAGCTATGACGTGCGGATCAATTACAGGGCCGTCTTTTACCGTCAGCTCACCCGCAAGTATTTTCTCTTGTACCGAAACACCCGCTCCTAGACAGTGGTCTAATATGAGCGTGTTGTACGCGCGCTTGGTAGGATTTGTAACGACAAAGTATTCGTCCAAGATAAGCTGATCAGGCAAGTCTAGGCATTCTTCTTTTGTCTTCTTGAGACTAACGAGCCCGACACGAGTATTCATCGTGTCCATATTCTTAAACCCTAGCAGTATTTTAGGTACGGCTTCACCCTCTTCGCTTGGGTGGAATACCCCAAAGTGTTTCCTGAAGTGCCACCAGTTCTCAGGGCAGAAATACGTACCAAGAAAACGTAACTGTGCGTATAAATCGAAGGGAGATCCTAGCGACGGCGTGCCTGACAACAGTACTCGACGTGATGCGCGCAGCGCTAGAGACGTAGAGGCTTGCGTGCGTTTCGAATAAGGCGTCTTAAGCATGTGTGATTCATCCGCAATAATCGCGGAGTATGCTATTTTCAGTATGTCGTCTGTGTACAGCGTTGCTACGTTGTACGTAAGGATTGTGGCGACAGGCGCCCTAGCCTGTGCTTGTTCAAGCCGGCTCTGTTTTTGTTTTTTGGTACCGTCAATGATTAGAACGTCATCGACGTTGCCATGTTTCTTGAACTCTTCCGCCCAGGTGCCAAGCATCACAAGCGGGCATAGTATCAGCATGCGGTCTTGCGTAATCCGCTGCAAATCCACCGTTATTTTGCACTTACCGAGTCCCGGTGAATAGAACAACGCGGCGCGTGGGCGCTGTAGCAAATGCAACACACCGTCCCGCTGGTGTTGGTATGGTTGCGTTAAGAAACTAAAATCATCAGGCAAGGTAACCGGCGCAGCAAGCTTTTGCACATGTTCAACTACTTCAGGAGCATACTGCAGTCCCGGCACCATCTTCGGCAGGTCCGACAGAACGAGCTGGTGCACTGGAAAGAATGCAGGGAATCGCCAGAGTTTGTCTTTTCCGGAAAATGATGCTCCATATACGTTTTTAACTGCACTTTCACAGCATTGCAGAGTAAATACCGGAGTACCGTAGACTGTGCCGAGTTTTAGTGTGTAGGTCACCGAGTACTCCTACAGGGGAAAATGCATGTCGACAAGTGATCCAGGAATTTTAGATCTCGCCGGGGGTTCTCGGGGTCGGGGCAGTCATCCCAATCCGATGTTCGATTTCGTAACAGGCTTCGCTCCACGTAAGCTGAAGGACTTGTTTCGTTGGGTCGAATATTTGTATTACAACTCGGCACACATCTTTGCCGCTCTAAAGAAATTCGCCGAATACCCTGTCACTAAAGTGATGATTCAGTCGAGTGACGAAGCGCTAACGAAAAACTGGGAACGCGTATTAAATAAGTCCATCCGTATAAAGAGCGTAGCCATTGCATCCGGCTTGGATTTACACCTGTACGGAAACTCATTTACATCCGTATACCATCCGTTTAATCGCTTTTTGATTTGCAAAGAGTGCAATGCCCGCACAGGCATCAAAAAGACGACGTATAAGTTCAACCTGAAAACTTTGTCATTCTCATACAGCTGCCCTGCGTGCAATACCACGACTACAGGCGAAATTCTTGATGAGAAAGCAAGTGACGAGCACCGTATTAACGTAATTCGTTGGGACCCAAAGTTGATGGATATCAACCACAACCCCATCACAAACGAATCCGTATACTACTACACCATCCCGCAGGAACTAAAGAGCAAAGTCGAAAAAGGCGATGCGCATATTATCAACACGATGCCTATTGAGTTTCTCAAGGCGATCCGTGACGATAAACTCTTCGAGTTCGCAGACGGTGCTGTTTATCACATGAAGATTCACCCACCTGCGGGTATTTCTTCACAGTGGGGCTTCCCTCCACTGACAACGACAATCAAGCTATTTCTTTATACGGCTATTTTGCGTAAAGCGAACGAGGCTATTGCGTTCGAACACATACTGCCTTTTCGTGTTTTGCATCCGGCACCGATCAGCGGCGCAGCAGATCCAGCACAGATGGTCAACTTGATGAAGTGGCGTCAAGAGATGACGGCCAACATCAAACGCTGGCGTCGCGATCCGCTGCACATCATGTTCGCGCCCGCAGCGCTGGGCGTAACCATGATGGGCGGCCAGGGCCGATCCCTGCTAACCCTCGGCGAAATAAAGGAAGCCGAGGAGGAAATTATCGCGGCAATGGGTATTCCCAAGGAATTCATTTACGGCGGGCTATCGTTCTCCGGTTCGTCCATAACTTTGCGCATGCTGGAAAACCAACTCGAAACGTACACGTCCCATCTCAACGAACAGTTGGAATGGGTCATAAAACAATCCAGTAAAATTCTAAGTTGGAAACCTGTAGAAGCAGAGTACTTACCTTTCAAGCTCGTTGATGACGCAGTGCAAAAGCAGTTCCTGTTAGGGTTACAGCAAGCAACAGGCGGCATGATTTCGAATACCACCATGCTTGATCTCAATGATTCGGACATCAACGAAGAACGTGAAAAGCGCCTACAAGAATCTCTTGACGAAGCTCGCATGCAAATGGAGCTCTCCAAGAAGATGAACAAAATACAGAACTCGCTATCGCAACAAGCGCAAAATGAGTCCCAGTCCGGATCAGGACTTTCTTATAATCCGCAAGCTATTATTTCTGCCGCGGAACAAATGGTACAACAAATGGGTGCTGCAGACCCCAGCACCCAAAAATCTATGCTTGCACAACTATCTCAGGAAGACCCTGTTATGTACGCTGTTGTAAAAGACCGATGGTCTACTCAGAAAGCTGTAGAGAAACAACAAGCGCTAGCAGACTTTAATGGCGGAGCCGCGTAATGGATGATTTTATCAAAGCGCTGCAATACGCGCAGACGCTACCCGATATTGCTAGTAACGAAAAAGCAGTACCGGACTTGCTTAGAGGTTCTGAATTCGAGA